TCCTCGCGAAGCCGCGCGGGAAGGACTCTCCGACGCCGTCTCCGGCCGTAGAGAAGCCGAAGACCGCCGAGAGGGACGAGACCCTTCCCCCGGCTCTCGACGACGCGGACATCCCGTTCTAGTGACCGCGCCGGTCCGAGAGGCCGCGGAGTACGAGACGCAGGGAGATCACTTCGCGGACTTCGCGGCGGCGTACCTCCGGCATACGAAGGGACGATGGGCCGGGGAGCCCGTCGTCCTCGAACCGTTCCAGGTCGACCTGATGCGCGAAGCCTTCCGGCTCGACGCGAAGACCGGGAGGCGCGTCTATAAGACGGTCGTCGCAGGGCTGCCACGGAAGAACGGGAAGTCGACCCTCGCGTCGGCGCTCGCTCTCTACATGGCGACGGCCGACGGCGAGCCCGGCGCGGAGGTCATCGTCGCGGCGGGCTCGCGGGACCAAGCCTCGATCGTCTTCGATCAGGCCCGCGCGTTCGTCGAGACGAGCCCGGCGCTCGGCGACTTCTGCGATCCGCAGCGTTACGTCATCCTCGGGCCGGACGGGTCGACGATCAAGCGGATCGCGGCGGACGGTCGACTACAGCACGGGCTGAACCCGTCGGCGATCGTCGCGGACGAACTCCACGCCTGGACGACACCCCGGCAGGAGGAACTCTTCGCCGCGCTGACGACCGGGTCGCACGCTCGCGAGGAGCCGCTGACGTTCATCATCACGACGGCCGGGTATGAGAAGGGGACGATCCTCGGACGTCTCTACGACGAGGCCGTCCGGCGTCCGGGGATCGAGAAGCGACCGGGCCTCCGGATCGTCCGCGACCCGGAGGCCGGGTTCCTCCTCTGGTGGTACGGGCTCGACGACGACGAGCCCGCCGACGATACCGACCTCTGGCTCGCCGCGAACCCGGCTTCCTGGGTCACGCGCGAGGTACTCGCGGAGCAGTTCGCGTCGCCGACGATCGACGAACTCTCCTTCCGTCGGCTCCATCTGAATCAGTGGACGAAGACCCGCGAGTCGTGGTTCCCGGCCGGGCTCTGGGAGTCGCTCCGTTCCGAGGAGAAGATCCCGGACGGAGCCGAGGTCTACGTCGGCGTCGACGTCGGGCTCGTCTCGGATACGACGGCGGTCGCCGTCGCGTACCGGCTCGACGACGAGAGGGTCGTCGTCCGCGCTCGGGTCTGGGCCGCTCGCGACGACGCGGTCGCTCATACGGTCCTCCCCGGAGGCCGCGTCGACCTCGGGATCATCGAGGATCACATCCGGGCGATCGCGGAGAAGTACGCGATCCGCGAGATCGTCTACGACCCGCGGTTCTTCGACCGCTCGGCCGACATCCTTGCGAGCGAAGGGCTAACGGTCGCGCCGGTCGATCAGGCTTCCCGGAGGATGCTGGAGGCTTACTCCCGGTTCTATACCGGCGTCGTCGAGGAGCGGGTAACGCACGACGGCGACCCGGTCCTCGCGAGGCACGTCGAGTCGGTTCAGGGGACGATGACCGAACGCGGATGGAAGATCTCCCGACCGCGCCGCGAGCGGATCGACGCGGCCGTCGCCGTCGTCATGGCGTTCTACCGGGCGGAGCGTTCCGACCCTGCCGACTACGTCCTCGGGTGGGACTAGCCCGTACCCCTGGACATCCGTCCGACGGTTCGTATAGAGTGCCCCTATCAGGTAGTCGAGAGCACGGAGGACAGAGAGATGCAGAGCAACGGAGCCCGCCACGCCGACGCCGCTCACACAGCGGGACGTAACCGCCGCCAGCAGTACCAGGAGGCATACCGCGCCTACCGCGCCGAGGGGTACTCCGAGGAGGAGTCGAAGGCTCGCGCGAAGGCCGACGCATACCCCGCGTCGTTGACCGAGTGGGCCACTCCCGAGTGGGCACGTCGCAGCAACTAGCCCGTCAATCCGAGAGCACGGAGGACAGAGACATGAGTCAGGTAAGCATCCGCAAGGTGGGGTACCGCGAGTACCGCGCCGCGCCGCGAGGTAGCGGCCTGGTGTACGAAATCCGCGAAGGCGGATGGACGAGCGGCCGACCCGGCGAGCGCATCTACTCGATCGACCGGATCGACTCCGAGGGAACGCGGACGGCGATCGCCGGGCCGTACGTCTACTCGAACGTCCCGTCAACGCTGCGCGAGTGCGAGCACGAGATCTGGATGGATCTCCCGGACTTCGTGAAGTGGCCGGAGGCTCCGGTCGGCTAGATCTCCGAAGCGGTACGCGGTACGAGAAGGGCTCCTCCGGGAGCCCTTCGTCGTAGACGGAGATCTCGTCTAGGCTCTCTCATCGAGGACGTCTTCGATCTCCGCTCCGGCTCGTCTCCGAGACTCGACGGAGCCCGCGAGGTAACGGTTGGCAGAGTTTAGGTTCCCCTGGCAGAAGTCGAACGAGCAGCCTCCGACGGAGGAGCGGGCCGAGTGGGGTTCGTCCGCGATCCCGCTCCCCGGTCTCTCGTACATCTCGGCGACGAACCGGGTCGTGACGCCGGACGCCGCGGCCGGGCTCCCGGCCGTCTCCGCCGCGATCCGTCTCGTCTCGGAGACGATCGCCTCGCTCCCGCTCCTCGTCTACGAGGGCTCGGGTCCGACGCGCGGGAGAGCGTACGAGTCGGAGCAGTACCGGCTTCTTCATGACGCGCCGAACCGGGAGCAGTCGTCGTTCGACTTCCTCTCCGACGTCACGGCGTCGCTCGAAGGATTCGGGAACGCATACGTCCAGAAAGTCAAGCAGAACGGGCGAGTCGTCGAACTCGTCCCGCTCGATCCCGAGATCGTCTACGTCTACCGCGATCGGGAGACGCTCGACCGGAAGTACGACGTCCTCGTCAACGGGAAGAGGACGACCGGACTGACCTCGTCGGAGATCCTCCACATCCGGGGGATGACGATCCGCGGCGGGCTCCTCGGGCTCTCGCCGATCCAACTTCACAGGAACTCCCTCGGGAACGCCGTCGCGATGTCGGAGTTTGTCGGCCGGTACTTCGCGAACGACGCTTCGCCGGGGCTCGCGATCAAGATCCCCGGAGCGGTTACGTCGCAGCAGGCGAAGCAGATCCTCGAAGTCTGGCAAGCGACGCACGGCGGCGTAACGAACTCGCATCGTCCGGCCGTCCTCGCGTCCGGCGCGGAACTCGACAAGGTGCCGATCTCGCTCGAAGACGCTCTCGCGGTCGAGGCGCAGAAGTTCTCGGTCCGAGAGGTCGCGAGGATCTTCAATGTCCCGCCGTCGCTCCTCGCGGCCGAGGGAGCGGCGACCGCTTCGTCGGCGCATGAGGAGGCCGACCGCTTCCTGAAGTTCTCCCTGGCTCCCCGGCTTCGCCGGATCGAACTCGCTCTCCGCGCCGACCCGGATCTCTTCGGCGGGACGGACCTCTTCCCGGAGTTCCTCGTCGACTCTCTCCTCCGCCCGGATACCGCCGCCCGCTACGCGGCGTACCTCTCGGCGAAGCAGGGAGGGTGGCTCTCGACGAACGAGATCCGCGAGATGGAGAACCGCCCGCCCGTCGAGGGCGGCGAGTCCGTACAGATCACGCCGGTCGGCGGGGCGCCGAACCCGGAGGAGTAGATGCCCTGGCACGTAGAGACAGATCATCCCGATTGTTCCGGGTACGCCGTCGTCAAGGACGAGACCGGGGAGTCAGTCGGATGCCACGAGACGGAGGAGTCGGCGGTCGATCAGATCACGGCGCTCGCGATCGCGGAGAGCGAGGACGAGGACCGGGCGGTCGCCGACGTCGACCTAACTCCGACCTCCGAGATGAGCGACCTCGCCGCCCGCGGCGTCGCGTACTACGAAGACGGGCAGGCTGGTGACGGCGTCGTCGACGCGACGGTCCGCGAGGCGCGGGCGATCGCTCGCGGCGACGCGGTCTCCCCGGAGAAAGTCGTGAAGATGCGAGCGTGGTTCGCGCGTCATCTCCCGGACCTCGACTCGCCGAAGAACTCGAACCCGGACGACGACGACTATCCCGGACCCGGCGCGGTCGCCTGGCTCCTCTGGGCCGGAGATCCGCTCGACCCGAGCGGAGCCGGAGCCGCGTGGTCCGAGCGGAAAGTCGCCGAACTCGAACGCGAGGGCTACCGCTTCGAGGAGCGGGCCGAGGACGACGAGCCCGGCGACGACGCCGGGGAGAGCGGGCTCTCGCCGCGGCAACGCATCCTCTACGAGAAGTACGAGTGGGTCGCAGAGACGTTCGGGAAGTTCTCGAAGGACTCCGGCCCGGACGGGTGCTCCTACCTCCCGGAGAGCGAGAACCCATACGAGACGAACTGCGCCGCCTGCTACTTCTACCGCGACGGGCTCTGCGAGATCGTTGACGGCGAGATCGATCCGGGCGGGTTCTGTAAGTTCTCGATCGCGGCCGAGGGCTCCGGGGAGACCGCCGAGGACGACGACTCGGGTTACGATCCCGGTATGGCAAGCAGCGAAGAGAGCGCGAGCCCGGAGCGGTCGACGATCCGAGGCGGGGTCGAGTGGCGCGAGTCCGGAGCCGGGAAGGACTACCGGACGATCCGCGGCTACGCCGCGATCTGGGGAGCCCGCTCCGAAGACCTCGGAGGATTCGTCGAGACGCTCGACCGCGGAGCGTTCCGCGCGGCGCTCGAAGCGAACGCCGACGTCGCTCTCCTCTACAACCACGACGACGCAACGATCATGGCTCGGACGACGGCCGGGACTCTCGAACTGCGCGAGGACGAGAACGGTCTCCGCATCTGGGCTCGCGTCGACATGTCCGACCCGGACACGGCTCGCGTCATCGGGAAGATGAACGCGGGCTCGGTGTCGCAGATGTCGTTCCGCTTCTCCCTCGCGGACGGCGGCGACTCCTGGGACTCGACCGGAGGGACTCCTCTCCGGACGATCCGCGAGGACGGGATCTCCCGTCTCTACGAAGTCTCTCTAGTTCCGTTTCCGGCATACCCGGAGACGAAGGCCGCGGTCTTCGACCGCGCTATCGAGTCTGGTCGTCTCCTTCCCGGAGAGGCCGAATACGACGCCGCGCGGGAGAAGCCCGCGGACGTCGCCGATGCGTCGGTCGAGGAGGTCGACGGCGGTCGGAGTAACCGACGGGCCGAAGAGGTCCGTCTCCGGGCCTCCCTCTGGGAGACCCGTCTCCGCAAGCATCTACGAAAGGATGGTCCCAGGTGAGCGACTTCACCGAGGCCCGCGCCGCGTACGACGCCGCCGTTGACGAGATGGCCGACGCCGTCGCCGCGCTTAGCAGCACCGACGAGAACTCCGACCTCGACGCTCTCGAAGAGCGAGCCCGCAAGGCCGAGGCCGAGGTCGAGCGTCGCGAGAAGATCATCGAGCGGCTGGAGAAGATCGAAGAGGCTCGCTCTTCGGCTCCGGTCCTGACTCCCGCCGAGGAGCCGCGAGTCGCGGTCGTCTCGGAGGAGCGGACGTACCGCCCGGACGGGAAGACCTCGTTCTTCCGCGATCTGATCACGGCGAAGAACGACCGCGACGCGATGGACCGCCTTATGCGCCACCGCGCCGAGACCGAGAACCGTGACGTCTCTTCGGCGTCGAACGGGTTCATCCCGCCCGTGTACCTCTCGCAGTACATGGTCGAGGTTCCCCGCGCCGGTCGGCCGTTCGCCGACGTCACCCCGAAGGCTGCCCTTCCGGCGAGCGGGACTTCGTTCACGCTCCCGAAGGTCGCGACCGGGGCTGCCGTCGCCGCTCAGACCGACGGCGGCTCGGTTCAGGAGACCGACCCGACGACCTCGACCGTGACGACGTACGTCCGGACCGTGGCCGGTCAGGTCGACATCTCGCAGCAGTTGCTCGACCGCTCGGACCCGTCGTTCGACGCCGTCGTCTTCCGCGACCTCCTGAACGCCTACGACTCGGAGGTCGACCGTCAGTTGCTGGTCGGTGCCTCCGGCTCGAACGAGCACGTCGGTCTCGCGAACGTCGGTTCGATCAACACCGTGACGTACACCGATGCCTCTCCCACCGCGGCAGAGGCGCTGCCAAAGGTGTATGACGCGATCCAGAAGATCGCCTCGACGCGGTACATGTACCCGACGCACATCGTGATGCACCCGCGTCGCGCCGCGTTCTTCGCAGCCGGTCTCTCGTCGACGTTCCCGCTCTTCCAGCAGGGTGGCCTGAATCAGGCCGCGGGCGAGCAGAACGGCGGCGTCGTCGGAACGATCGCCGGGCTTCCCGTCGTCATCGACGCGAACATCCCGACGAATCTCGGAGCCGGTACGAATCAGGACACGATCTACGTCGTGCACATGCCGGACCTCGTCCTGATGGAGGGCGAGATCCGGACCCGCGTCATGGAGCAGCCGCTCTCTGACACCCTGGAGGTCCGCCTGCAGGTGTTCGGTTACTCCGCGTTCGCCTCCGAGCGTTACGCGAAGGGCATCGCAGCGATCGACGGGACCGGGCTGGTCACTCCCGCGTTCTGATGATCTAGTCGCTCTCCCCGGAGCCCGGTTCGCGCCGGGCTCCGGGAGGCGGCGCTACGAAAGGAAACTCGAATGGCGATCTCCGAAGAGGCGCGAAAGCGGTACATCAAGGCGCTCCTCGAAGAGAGGGCCGCGTACGTCGCGAACAGTCTCGACAAGCGAGTCGAGGACGTCGACGCCGAACTCCGGAACATCGGAGCCGAGGGAGAGATCCCGTCGGCCCGCGCGGAGAAGCGACCGGCCGCGTCTCGTACGAAGAAGAAGCCCGAGACCCGGTAACGAGGCTCCGTGGCCGCGTACGACCTGACGACGCTCGCGGCGGTACGCGAGACCCTCGAACTCCCCGCGTCGGATACGACGCGCGACGCGCTGATCTCGACGCTGATCGCGGACGTCTCGCTCGCGATCATCCGGGAGGCCGACCGCGAGTTCGCTCCGGCGACCGCGTCGGCGACCCGGAGGTTCGCTCTTCCGTCGGGCTCGCTCGTCCTCGACCTCTCTCCGTACGATCTCCGGACGGCGTCCTCCGTCGTCCTGAACCCGGAGTCGGCGTCCTCGACGACGCTGACCGTCACGGAGGATTACCAACTCCTCCCGCTCGCTCCGCGCGACGGGACGTATCTCTCGATCCGGTTCGCCGGGAACCTGACGAACCTCCACACGTCGGATACCGCTCGCGACTTCGGCTACACGCTCGTCGACGTCGCGGGCTCCTGGGGCTTCGCCTCCGTCCCGGACGACGTCGAGCGGGCCGCGATCGTCGCGGTCACTTCGGCGCTCCGGCGCGACCTGACCGAACTCGCTCTCGCCGGGATAGAGGAGCCGCAGGCGATCGCTCCGGAGGGACCGGCGACGCACGCTCTTCCCCCGGCGACTCGGCGCTTCCTCGCTCCGTACCGTCGAAGCGGCGGAGCGTTCTAGTGGCGCACATCGGTTCGTCGTCGACGGTCCCGGACGTTACCGACGCACTCGTCGACGCTCTCGAAGCGAGGACGTCGGACCCGCATCAACTCCAGGGAGTCCGGGTCAACTACGGACCGCCGCTCCCGGATCCCGGTCGCGAGTCGATCAACGTCCTCGGAGTCGAGGGAGAGCAAATCTGGGCCTCGCTCGGGAAACTCGCGAAGGACGAGCAGTACACGATCTCGGTCCTCGTCATCGTGATTCGCGAGGGCCAGCAGACGAAGGAAGCGGTCGCGCGGGCGTACGCGATCGCGGCGAACGTCGAGGACGTTCTCCGGGATGACCCGACGCTCGGCGATCGATGCCGCGTAGCATCGGTCGCGTCTCCGTTCGACCTCGAAGTCGGGGCGTCGGATACCACGAGATCCGCTTTACTTACCATCGGCGTCTCGGTCGAGGCGCGCATCTAGGAAAGGAAGAACCCGCCGTGAAGGTCGAGTATCGAGGACCGCACGAGTCCGTAGAGGTTCCGCTCGGCGACGGTTCGGCGATCGTCGTCCGTCGCGGCGAGTCCGTCGAGATCGACGACTCCGTCGCCGCTGGGCTTCTCGTACAGTCAACGTGGCGCGAGTCGAGGGCGAAGGCGAGCGAGCCGAAGCCCGACGTCGCTCCGAAGCAGGCCGCGAAGACGGCCGGAAAGGATAAGGGCTAATGGCTATCCGTTCAGGGCTCGCGGCGCAGATCGGTATCGCGGCCGAGTCGACGTGGGGGACGTACGTTGCTCCCGACCACTGGTACGAGTTCAATGAAGAGGATCTCGCTCTCTCGATCGAGAGGGTCGAGTCGGCCGGGCTTCGAGCCGGGAACCGCGTCCTCCGGACCGACCGCTGGGCCGCTGGCCAGAAGCGGGTCGAGGGCTCCGTGACGATGGAGGTTCCGACTAAGGCATTCGGGCTGATCGCGAAGCACGCTCTCGGAGCGGTCTCGATCACGACTCCGTCCGGCGCGACTAACGCTCGTCTCCACGCGCATACGCTCGGCGACCCGTACGGGCTCGGCATGACCGTGCAGGTCGGTCGTCCGGACACGGCCGGGACCGTCCAGCCGTTCTCGTACACCGGGGCGAAGATCTCCGAACTGACCCTCTCGAACTCGGTCGACGAGATCCTCCTCGCCGAGATCGGATTCGTCGCGCAGAACGAGTCGACGAGCGAGTCGCTCGCGACCGCGTCGTACCCGACCGGGAATCAGATCTTCAATTGGACCCAGGGAGTCATCTCGATCGCCGGGTCGACGGTCGGCGTCGTCTCGGACTTCGAGGTCACGATCAACAACGGTCTGAAGGATGACCGCTACTTCCTCGGAGCGTCGACCATGTCCGAGCCGATCATCGCGGACATGACCTCGATCGAGGGAACGATGACCGTCGAGTTCGACGGGCTGACGAACTACAACCGCTTCGTCAGCGGCACCGAGGCCGCGGTCTCCGCGACGTGGACCGCCGCGACCGAGATCGAGTCGGGCTTCTCGCCGTACGTCCAAGTCTCGATCGACAACGCGCGGTTCGACGGCGCGACTCCGAACGTCGGCGGGCCGGACGTGCTGACCCACGAGTTGTCGTTCAAGGCCGTCTACGACGGGTCGAACGGTCCGATCACGATCAACTACCAGACGGACGACACGGCGTCCTAATGGCTCGCGGCTACGTCGCGGTCCGCGGACTGACGAGACTCACGAAGGATCTCCGGTCCGTGGATCGCGGCATAGCCGCGCAACTTCAGAAGGATCTGAAGAGAGCGGCGCAGCCGACGGTCAACCTCGCGAAGACTCTCGCGCCGACCGATACGGGAGCCCTCCGCGGTTCGATCCGGGCGATCGCTTCCCAGAAGCGAGTCGCGATCCGGGCGAATAAGCGACGCAAGGGTTTCCTATACGGTGCCGTCTACGAATACGGCGGGCGAGGGATGCGCGAGTACGGTCCCCGCGCCTACCTGAACCCGGCACTCGACGCGACCCAGGACCGGGTCGTCCGCGACGTCGCGAACGCGATCTCGCACTACATCAACCGCTATGGGCTCTAACGGAGGAACAGCATGAGCGAGATCGGAAAGATCTCCGTCAACGGTAAGGCGTACGACCTCGACGACCTCGAACTCGGGGAACTCGAAAGCCTCGAAGAGTTCATGGGAGTCGAGATCGGAGAGATGGCGCTCGGCTCGATTCGGGCGACCCTCTACCTCGTCTACCTGATCAAGCGACGCGACGAGCCCGGCTATACGCTCGACGACGCGCGGAAGGAGAAGTTCGTCGCCGTCAAGTGGGGAGCCGACGAGGAGGGCGACCCGAACGACCCTTTGTCCGGAAGCGGCGACGGCAAGGAGTCCGAGCCGACGGACGACTAAGGGCGAGAGACCTCTGGCGTCCCGAGTACCTCGAACGCTGGGGAATACGTCCGTGGGAGTTCGAGAGGTTCACGCAACGTGAACTAATCTCCCTCGGGGACATGGTAAAGCGGGAGAACCGCGAAGCGAAGAAGAGGAACCGTGGCACCTAGAGCGAGGCGAGTCGAGGTCGTAATCGGAGGCGACGCTTCCGGAGCGGCTCGCGCGTTCGGGGTCGCGGGAGCGTCGGCGCAGAGGTTCCAGGGAGCGGCGCAGCGTTCGTCGTTCGCGTCGTCGCGAGCGTTCCGGGCGATCCGCGTCGCCGCGATCGGAGTCGGAGCCGGGCTCGCGATCGCGGCGAAGTCGGCGGTCACGACGGCGGCGGAGTTCGAGTCGTCGATGCAGAAGATCGTCGGACTCGTCGGCGTCTCGCAGTCGTCGGTCGACTCGATGAGCGAAGGAGTCAAGCGGCTCGCGATGCAGTACGGGAAGTCGGCACCCGAAGCGGCCGACGCTCTCTTCTTCGTTACGTCGGCCGGGCTCCGCGGAGCCGAGGCGATGGAAGTCCTCGAAGCCTCGCTGAAGGGTTCCGCGTCCGGGCTCGGCGAGGTCAAGGACATAGCCGACCTCGCGACGTCCGTCGTCAATGCGTACGGGTCGGACAACATCTCGGCGGCGAAGGCAACCGACGTTCTCGCGAAGGCCGTCCAGCAGGGGAAGTTGGAGTCGGAGGAACTCGCCGGGGCGATGGGCAAGGTCATCCCGGTCGCCGCGAACATGGGGATCTCGTTCGACCAGGTCGGCGGCGCGATGGCCGCTATGTCGAAGACGGGCACGAACGCGGACGAGGCGGCGACGCAACTCCGGCAGATCATGGTCTCGCTTCTGAAGCCGACTACCGAAGCCGACGAGACGCTCGCGAGTCTCGGGCTCTCGGCCGCGGGACTCCGGAAGCAGATCGGGCGGGAGGGTCTCTTCTCGACTCTGACGACCCTGACCGATGCCTTCGGCGATAACGAGGAGGCGCAGACCGCCGTCTTCGGCAACGTCCGAGCCCTCGTCGGAGTCATGGACCTCATGGGTGCCGGGTTCGAGGCGAACAAGAAGGTGATGGACGAGGTCGCGAACTCGACCGGGATGCTCGACTCCGCGTACGCCGCCGTCGCCGATACGGGCTCGCAGAAGATGAGCCGGGCCGTTGCGAAGATGAACGTCGCGCTGATCGAGTTCGGCGACCAGATCATGCCCGCCGTCACCGACGCGATCACCGGCTTCTCGAAGATCGTCTCGGCGATCGGTCCGCCGCTCGGGAAGATCGCCGGAGCGATCGGAACGGTCGGACGAGCCGCTCTCGGAGCGGCTCCGGTCGTCGCCGGACTCTCGGCCGCGATCGGCGCTCTCGTCGCCGTCAAGACCCTCTCGATGCTAACGCGACTCGTCGCCTCGATCCGAGCCCTGACGATGGTCCAGGCGGCGTCGACCGCGATGACCGGGCTCTCGACCGCGATGACCGTCCTCGCGACCGGCTTCTCGCGAGCGACCGCGACGTCGGTCGGGCTCGCTCCCGGACTTACCGCGGCCGGTGCCGGGATGACCCGCTTCTCCGCCGCGGGCGGGATCGCGAAGCGGAGTCTCGCGACGCTCGGGACGTCGATGCTCGCGTTCGTCGGCGGACCCGTCGGCGCGGTCGTCGCCGGAGTCGGAGCGATCGTCGGGCTCTTCGCCGTCTTCGCCCGGCGAACCGACTCGAACGCGGCGGCGCTTGAGCATCTCGCGAGCGTGACCCGCGACTACACGACCGCGCTGACGGCAAGCAAGACGGCGCAGGCCGGGTTCTCCGAGGCTTCCGACCGGATGGTCGACGCGCAGATCCAGCAGAGGTCGGCGGCGATAGGTGTACGAGAGGCGGAGAGGGCTCTCGCGGAGGCGCGACGCGGCGGGGATACCCTCGCTATAGAACGCGCCGAGGTCTCGCTTACACAGGCGCGGAGAGCGTCGGACATGGCGAACCGGGACGTCGCGCAGTCGCAGCGGGCCGTTACGTCCGCGTCGGCGAACTTCGCCTCGGCGCTCGTCCGGGTCGCGTCGACGACCGGGAATACGGAGAAGGATCTCCGAGATCTCGAACGGGCATTCCATCCGCTCATGAAGGCCGCGGCTCCGGACGCTTACTCGAAGTTCCGGAAGGAACTCGTCGAGATCTCGAAGTCGGGCGGGACGACGGAGTCGAGGATGAAGGGTCTTAAGTCCGCGGCCGGTGAACTCGCGACAAAGGTCAAGGGAACGACGCCGGTCGCGAACGATCTCCGCGCGACTCTTCTCGGGCTCGCGAACGCGGACGCCGGGCAACTCAAGACGTTCGCCGCGGACGTCGAGAAGGGAGTCAAGTCCGGGAAGACGAAGGCGCAGGCGCAGAAGGACGCGATCGCGAAACTCCTAAAGAACATCGGCGACGTCCGGCCGGAGTTCTCGTCGTACGTTGAGGCGATCGAGAAGGGAGGGTCGGACGGATACAACGCCGCGAAGAAGTGGGCGGACAAGACCCGCGCCGCGCTGAAGAAGGTCGACCCGCGGGAGAAGGGATCGCCGTCGATCGTCGACCTGACGAAGGCCGGGTTCAAGGCTCTGAAGGCCGAGGTCGGCGTCGGGATGCTCGACGTTCTCCGGGAGACGGAGAAGGACGGGAAGAAGATCCGCCTGACGATGAAGAACGCTCTCGACCCGTCGAAGGTTCGGGACTACGCGAGCGGTCCGGCGCAGGATGCTTTCCAGGAGTTCCGAGAGTCGGTTATCTCCGCGCTGGAGTTCACGGACAAGCCCGGACTCGGCGCGTACGCCGACCGAGTCGGAGCCGACGGGAAGTTGATCGTCGGACGCTTTACGGCGCTCTCCCGTGAACTCGACGGAGCGATGGCCGACCTCGACGGACGTCTCTCTTCCGCGCTCAACGGAGTCGACGCCGGGCTCTCGTCGAGTCTCTCGTCGATCGACCAAACCCTGAAGGCGAACCTCGACGGGATCGAGTCGACGCTGAAGAGTCGTCTCGCCGAGATCGAGAGCGTTCGCCTCGGACCGACGGCGGCGGAGTCCGAACTCGCCCGACTCGAAGAGGCAGGAGCGGCCGAGGATCTCGCCGGGCGGCGAACCGAGGCCGGAGCGAAACTCGCCGAGGCGCAGAGGATCGGCGACCCTCGACTCATCGCGGATGCCCAGGCCGAGGTCGCGAAGATCGAGCGCGAGGCGAAGATCGCGGAACTTCGGAAGACCGCCGAGGCCGAGAGAGCGGCCCGCGATCTTCAGGCCGAGGTCGATCGTACGAACGCCGAGTCGAACGCCGAGGCCGCGCGAGTCGCGGAGCAGGAGCGAGCGGAGCGAGAGCGGGCGGCTGCGAACGCCGCGGCCGCTGCGCTCCGCGCGACTCACCAGGCGAACGCCGCGGCCGAGAGGCAACGGATCGCGGACGACTTCGAGGCGCGTCGTCTCCTCCTCGATGCCGAGAGGGAGCAAGACCGTCTCGGCGCGGAGCGCGACCTAAAGCGGCTAGAGAATCAGATGGCGCGAGTCCCGGCAATCCTCGCTCGCGCGAAGAAGCCCGCCGCGACCGCTCTCGGGAAACTCTCCCGCGCGTTCGCCGTCTTCGGTAATCAGGCCGGGAAGAACTACCTCTCGTACCTGACGAAGAACCTGAACGACCTCGATACGGTCGTCGCGCGAGCCCTCGCCGCAAAGGTCGAGCCCTACCTCCGACTCGGCTCCCCGGCGAAGAAGGGACCACTCTCGCACCTCGACGAGTGGTTCGCGCCGTTCTCCTCGACGCTCTTCTCGTCGGTCGATACGGCCGGGCTCGCGAAGTCGTCGGCTCGCGTCGCGGGCTCGGCTCTTCCGTCCGGGCGAGGAGCGGCGGGCGGCGTCGTCGTCAACGTCACGGTCGACGGCAATCAGTTCGACGCGCGGGAGTTCGCCCGTCGCCTGGAGCCGGAACTCGGCCGCATCGTCTCGGCGGCGTTCTAGTCGATGCCCGCTCCGACGATCACGGTCGAGGTCGGCTGGACCGACACGCCGGGGAACATCTTCACGCTCGACTCCTCCTCGCTCGACTCGTTCGACGTACTCGACGGGCTCGGCGTCGGGGACTTCTCCGGGACGTACGACGACGTCTCCGCCGACGCGGACGACGTCCGGATACGTCGAGGCCGGTCGGACCGGCTCGCGACGATGCAGGCCGGGACGGCGGAGTTCTCGCTCTCCCGTCCGAGCGACCCGGACTTCTACAACCCGAACTCGCTGACCTCGCCGATCGCGTTGGAGTCGCCGGGCTTCGCTCCGATGAGGCCCGTCCGGATCCGCGCGGTCTACGACTCCGGCTCCGGCGACGTCACGTACGACCTCTTCTACGGGTTCATCCGGACGATCGATTGGGACTCGAATACCCGCGTCGCGAAAGTCGTCGCGAACGATCTCTTCCTCTGGCTCTCCCGGACGAACCCGTCGTTCACGATCCTCGACGCGATCGCGGCCGGAGTCGAGAATACGTCCGAGGCGATCGGGCTCGTTCTCGACGAGGCGCTCTGGACCGATCCGACGAGGCGCGACCTCGACTCCTCGGGAGGCGACGAGGTTGACCCGACGCTCGCCTCGTTCGGCTACCCGGACGGGACGACGTCGGCGCTCGGGATCGTCGAGGAACTCCTCGCCGCGGAGCGCGGCGTCTTCTTCATCGACCCGGCCGGGACCGCGACGTATCGTGACCGGAACGAGCGAGCCGAGACAACGACGATCTCGGCGACGTTCAATGCGGAGGAGCAGGTCGACGTCGGCTCGTCGATCGACCTCGACAAGATCGTCAACCGGGTGCGCGTAACGCGGACGGGCGGCTCGACGGTGACGGAGGAGGACGCGACGAGTCAGTCGAGGTACGGGCTCTCCGACCTCTCGCTCGACTCCCGGTACATCCCGTCGTTCTCCGCGTCGGAGAACCTCGCGAAGTACCTCATCGCTCGGCTCGCGACTCCGCAGGCTCCGGTGTCGATCCTCCTAGAGAACGACTCCCCGACCGGGATCGTTACGCAACTCTCGCTCGATCTCGGCGACCGGGTCGAGGCTCCCGTCGAGTTCGACGCATTCGTCTTCGGCCGGAGCGAGTTCGGCTCCGGGCTCTTCGGCGGGACGATCGGCTCGTATCACGTCGAGCAGATCGAGCACTCGATTACCGGGGGTGGTAACTACCTCTCGACTAGGCTCCTCCTATCCGCCCGCGGCGCGGACGGGGATCAGTTCCTCTTCGGGATCTCCGAGTTCGGAGACGCCGAGGCGACGTTCGGCTACTAGGAAGGAAAGATGGCGAAGACCTACAACGGACCGTTCTCCGACGTTGCGACCGGTGACGTCTATACCGCCGCCGCGCATAACCTCGTCCTGGAGAACCTGAACAATCACCGCGTGCCGCCGATGTGCTCCGTGTACCGGACCGCTGCGCTGTCGCATACGGCGACCGGCACCTATCAGGTTTACACCTACGACACGGAGTTGTACGACACCGACAGCATGTGGGACGCCGGTAGTCCGACCCGCATCACACTGAACACAGCGGGCGTCTACGACGTGAAGTTTGTGGTGTCCCTTGGTAACACTACGGGGCTGATCGCCGGAGCAATCTACAAAGACGGCGGCGCTTATCAGTTCCTGTTCCTCGACGCCGGGCAGGCCACAGCGAACTACAAGTCCGGCAGCACGAACGTCGTGTCCACCGGCAGCACCTACATCGAAGCGTACTTCTATCAGGCGTCAGGCGGCAGCCTCAACTATAACGTCGGCCTGACTCAAAGCCTGTTCTCCGCAACGTGGATCGGGCAGGCGTCCTAATGGCGTGGACCGATCCCGAAACCTTCACCGCTGGCCGGACGCTGACCGCCGCCAGCATGAACGCCATCAGCGGGAACCTGACGGCGACCGCCTACGGAAACGTCATCGGGCGGGTGGAGCGGACGACCGCCTACGCGGTCAATCAGACGGCGATCGCTTCGGCGGCGGACATCTTCGCCAGCGACGTAACGTGGACCGCCGACGGGACCACCGCGTACCTAGTGGAGATGTTCGTGCCGCGCGCCGATAGCGGTTCGGGCGGATTCATGACCTACTACATCACGGATGGTGGAGGCACCGCGCTCGCGGCTATCGGTTTCACCGGGGGTACCTCCGGTGTGTCATGGGATGCCCCGCTATTACGATGGTGGTACACACCGTCATCCGGCAGCGTAACGATCAACGCACGCGCGACATACGGAACAGCGGCGGGGACGCTTTACGCCGGGACGGGCGGCGCATCACAGCCGCCCGCCTACCTTGCGGTGTTCGGCCCGGCATGACCTCCACCGATGTGACCCGCGTGTACGCGCTACTCGACGAACTGCGCCGCGAGCAGCGCCGGGACATGACCGCGCTGCATGACGAGGTCGTCGGATACCGCGCCGACCTGAACGGGCGGCTAAAGGCTCTCGAACTCTCGGAGGCGAAGCGCCAGGGCGAGGAGGACGGGCGCGGGAGTATCGGCCGAGTCGTCCTCGCCGTCGCCGCGGTATCGGCGTCAATCGGGTCTATCGTTGGAGTCGTCGCAGCGATCCTCTAGGGGAGGTACGAGGATGACCGCAGGAGAGCGAGTCGCGAGAGCGGCCGAGAGGTACGTCGGAGTCCGGGAGAACCCGCTCGGCTCAAACCGGGGGAACCCCTACCCGGATCGCTGGCAGGCACCCTGGGGACTCGGCTACGGCTGGCCGTGGTGCGGCGCGTTCGCCGCCGCGATGTATACGACGGCGGGAGTCGACGACCAGCAGATCGCGCACCCGTCGACGGCGGAGATCTACTCGCGGGCGAAGCGGCTCGGCGCGATCTACCCGAAGCCGATCCCCGGCGCGATGATCCTCTGGCCGGGGAAGCATGTCGGGATCGTCGTCCGCGATCTCGGCGGCGGCGTCTGCCTGACCGTCGAAGGGAATACGAGCGACTCCGTCGCGTATCGCCGCCGTGCGTACGGTCCGGGCTCCGGCGTCTTCTTCGTCGCGCCGCGCGAGGTCCGGGTCGGCTACGTCCCGACGAGCCCGCGCCGCGACTACTACCTCGAAGACGTCGGCGCGAAGCCCGTCCTCCGCGGGCCGTGGAAGATCCGGTCGTGGCGCGAGCGGATCATCTCCCGGCTCCCGGCCGATCGCCGGAGCCGCGTTCGCCGCGTTCGCTGGAAGGGCGGGTTCGCGTTCTACGACGGACCGACTCGCGTCTACGGGCCGTGGTCGTCGAAGGCTTCTCGCGACCGCGCACAGAAGATCTTGGAGGACCGGATCGGTCGGCGTCTCCGGCCGTACTCGCGCCTCCGGAAGACGGCGGCTCCGAAAGCGGAGTCGCTCGGGAAGACGACCTAGAAAGGAACTCGAATGAACCGAGTCTCTATCGGACCGTCGACGATCGCGATGATCGTCGCCTCTCTCGCCGCGGCGACCGCGTTCGTCGTCGCCTGGGCCGAGACCGGCACCGCTCCGGCGTGGCTCGCCGGGCTCGCGGCCGGGCTGACCTCGCTGATGGCGCTCCTCCGATCCTGGCAGGCCGTTCGCGCCGAGGAGCCGATCGTCGAGATCGACGACCTCGTCGACGAGGAGCCGATCGAGCCCGACGACTACGACGTCGACTAGACCGCGATGGGTCTCTTCGACGAGATCGCCGAGGAGCAGAAGGCGACGACCGCTAACCGCTGTGTCTTCCGTCGGCTCCGGGAGGAACTCTCCGACGAGGACTACGCGGACTTCGAGAAGGCGATCGCCGACTCGGCGATTACGAACGCGGCGATCTCTCGGGCGCTAAAGCGTCGGGGGATCAAGGCTGATCCGAAGGGGATCTCGTCGCATCGAAAGGGAGTCTGTGCCTGCGCTCGCTGACGAGTTCGAGTACGAGGAGCGGATCGCCGAACTCGAAGCGACGGCGACCCGGCTTCAGCGGCAACTCGCGTCGGCGAAGGCGAAGACGTCGGACCTCGTCGAAGCGGTCTTCGCCGCGGCGAAAGACGCCGCGACCGTCGTCGGCACTCCGAAGCCCGTCCCGGTTCCGCCGCGCCGGAAGAAGAAGGGAGACCCGGAGGTCGCTCTCCTTCATCTGACCGATTGGCAACTTGGCAAGGAGACGTCGTCGTACGACTCCGACGTCGCCGTCGACCGGGTCCGGGCCGCGGTCGAGAAGACGGTCCGGCTCGCGGAGATCCAGCGAGCGGATCATCCGGTCGACGCGGCGGTCCTCCTCCTCGGAGGCGACCTCGTCGAGAACGTCTCGATCTTCCCCGGTCAGGCATACGAGGTTGACTCGACGGCGTTCTCGCAGATCTTCCGGGCGAGCGGCGTCGTCGAGGAAGTCGTCCTGACCCTCCTCGCGAACTTCCGCGAGGTCTCCGTCTTCGAGGTCGCGGGCAATCACGGACGGATCGGTCGGAAAGGGGACTCGCCGCGCGAGGATAATCTCGACCGGGTCGTCGGAAAGATCGCGCGGGACCGGCTCGCGTCGCAGCCGCGGCTCGACTGGCGCGAGCCCTCGTCGTGGTACGAGATCGTCGAGGTCGGGAACTACCGGGCTCTGCTCGTCCACGGCGATCAGATCAAGTCGTTCGGCGGGAACACTCCGGCGTTCGGGATCTCGCGGAAGGCGACCGCGTGGTCGTCCGGCGTCACCGAGCCCTGGGTCGACTGCTACCTCGGGCACTTCCATCAGTCGATGACGCTGACCCTCCCGAACGGCGGGCGCGTCTTCCTAACGCCGTCGACCGAGTCCGGATCCGAATACGCGCGGGAGTTCGTCGCCGCTCGCGGGAAGCCCGCGCAGCGACTTCACTTCATCCATCCCGAGCGCGGGATCGTCACCGGCGAGTACCTCCTCTGGCTCGACTAGGTCCGCCCGCTGGACATCCGTCCGACGGTTGTAGTAGGGTTCCTCTCGTCAAGTAAACGACGTCACGGAGGACGATCGAAATGAAGACCACCATCAAGCACCAGACGGAGACCGGGAAGATCGAGACCCGGAAGACCGAGCGCGAGTACACCCACGTCGTCGTCCGCCGCTACACCGTCGAGGAAGGCGGCGAGGCGCGGGCCGCGATCCTTCGCTCGATCGAGCGCATCGAGGCCGACCGCGCCTACGCGAAGAAGCACGCCGACGAGGCGAAGGACTACAACGGCACCCTCTACGTCACGCGCGGCTACAACCTCTACCGGGTCGACGACGACGCGTGGTACGACCGGGGCATCGCAAAGGAGCGCAAGCGGCTCGCGGCGGTCGAGGCGATGATCGAGCAGTACATCGTCGTCTCATGGCACAGCACCGCGGCGCTCGCGGCGAAGGCGGCAGACCGCATGATCGCGAAGGGCGTGACCGAGTGGAGGACCGTCAAGGTCGAGGAGGTCAACGGCGGCGAGCGGTAGGCCGCGAGCCGATACCGAGCCGGGCCGACGGGCTCCCTCCGGGGAGCCCGTCGTCGTTCCGGGCTAGACATCCGTCCGGCTCCTCGTCTAAGGTGCCCGGACCTAAGTCGTACGGAGAAAGGAAACCGAATGAAGACCGACCGAGATCGCAGCCGCGCGTCGCGCGGGCTCCTCGGGTTTATGCTCGGGCTCGTCCTCGCGAGTTGGCTCGCCGGGGACGTCGGCCCGACCGTCGAAGGACTCGGGAGGCTCCTGCCATGACCGAGTCGAAGAAGCCGATCACGTCGGACGCGGAGAAGTTCCGGAAGACGACCCGCGACGGGCGGACGTACGCCTGGGGCGACGAGTCGTTCTACTCGGTGACGAGTCAACTCTCGGCGCTCGGCAAGCCCTGGCTCGGAGCCTGGGCCGCGAAGATGGTCGCCGAGTACGCGGTCGAGTACCGCGACGAATGGCAGACGCTGCCGAAGGCCGGAGCGGTCCGGCTCCTAAAGGGAGCGCCGTGGGAGAAGCGCGACGCGGCGGGGAACCTCGGGACGGCGGTTCACGACGCGATCGAGGCGGCGGTCCTCGGGCAGTCGAGGCCGGACTACCCGGCCGACGTCGCTCCGAGGATGGCGCACTTCGATCGCTTCGTCGCGGACTACCGCCCGAAGTGGCTCGCCTCCGAGGCCGCGGTCTTCTCGCGCAAGTACCGCTACGCCGGGACACTCGACGCGATCGTCGAGATCGGGGACGAGACGCTCCTCCTCGACGTCAAGACGTCGAAGGCCGTCTATCCGGAGTACGCGCTCCAACTCGCGGCGTACCGGCACGCGGAGTTCCTCGGGCTCCCGGACGGGAGCGAGGCGGAGATCCCGGCGACCGACGGCGCGGCGGTCCTTCACATCACGCCGGACGACTACCGGCTGATCCGGGTCCGCGCCGACGAGGAGATCTTCCGCTACTTCCTCTACGTCTCGCAGTGCTTCCGCTGGATGCGCGAGACCTCGAAGACGGCGATCCTCGACGCGGTCCCGGTCCCGGCCGCGAGCGCGGTCGAGCGGATCAAGGACGAGTTCGACGGGGAGGAGATCTGATGGGCATCGTTGACATCCAGCGGAGGTTCCACGAGGTCGGGAGGATCCGCGCCGGGGCGAAGTCGGACCGCGGCGCTCCGAAGAAACTCGAAGCGTGGCGACTGACCTCCGCGAACCGGGCGGCGCTCGAAGCCGCCGCCGCGGTCTACGGCGGAGTCGTCCGGCCGTGGGACGACGCGCCGACGCCGGGGCAGTACGAACTCTTCACGGAGGTCTCGTCGCTCGACGCGGTCATCCCGCCGACGGCCGAGCCCTACTCGCTCTGGTACGAGTCGTGGTCCGGAGGAGGAGCCGACCATCGCTGCGACGGCGTACGCGATCTGCTGAACGACGCTCCCTGTTCCTGCGACCCGGAGAACCGTCGCTGCAAGCCGACGCTCCGGGTCTCCGTCATGCTGACGAAGATCCCCGGCCTCGGAGTCTGGCGATACGAGTCCCACGGATGGAACGCCGCCGTCGAAGTCCCGACGATGCTCGACCTCCTCGCGCTCGGGGCGAAGAACGGAGCGTTCGTCCCGGCGACCCTCCGGCTAGAGCAAAGGGTCTCGCGGAAGAAGGGAGAGGGGACTCGCCGGTACGCGGTCCCGGTCATCGACATACAGGAGACGGCCGGAGACTTTACGGCGACGATCTCGTCCGGCGATCCGATCCCGCCGCCGCGCTCGATCGCGAGCCCGGCGCGGAAGGAGATCGGCTCCGGGCTCGACGAGCCGCTCCTCGTTCCCGGCGACGAGGATCTCGTCGGCCCGATCGTCGAACGGGCGGAAGCCCTCGGCGTCGACGTCGCTCTCCTCCCGCGGATCTACTCGCTCGTCGTCGACCGGCCGGGCTCGAAGATCGAGGACGTCCGGGAAGACGAGGTCGATAGGCTCCTCCGGTCGATCGAGAAGATCGCGGAGGATCTCCCGGCCGCGATCGCGAAGATCGAGGAGTACGAGCGAGCGACGTCGGCGTTCGGCGACGCTCCGGAGATCGAGGAGGAAGCATGAGCACGATCGCGCCAACCGAAGACGCTTGGCCGCGGATCCGGGCCGAACTCTCCCCGGCGTACGCCGAACTCGTCCGGCTCGTCGGCTCGCCCGACATACGGACGGCGGCGTTCGTCGAGATGCTCGAAGCCCGCTATCGGAACGGCGAGCGTCTCTACCGCCGCGAGTGGCTCGACTGGGTCGACTCCTCGCGGTTCGATAACGAGGTCGTCCAGGAGATCGGCGACGGCGTTCTCTACATCGCGATGCGCCGAGTCCGGCATCCCGACGCGACGGGTCTCGCATGAACGGGCGAGCGGCGGTCCTCTTCTGGGGAGCGATCATCGTCGGCTTCCTCCTCCTATTCGCCTTCCGCGCGGACGGAGCCGGGAAGAGGCGACCCTGCTACCTACACGAAGGGAAGGCGAAGGCTCTCTGCCTCTCCGCGTACTGGGCGAAGCGGCAGCGCGACGCGATGAAGTTCCCGCCGAACCCGACGCGGCGCGACGTCGCGAAGCGCGTCCCGGACTGGCGCGGCTTCGTCCGGCTCGGCCGGTGCGAGCAGCCGGGCTACTCGAAGTACGGCGACGGAGTCCGATGGGCGCACTCCGGCCCGACCTGGGGTGGTGGTCTCGGGATCTACCGCTCGACCTGGTACGCGGCCCGGAGTCCCTACCGGCTCTGGTCCGGCGATAAGTGGGAGACGATCCTCGTCGCCGACGCGATCCGCGATCGCTTCGGGATCACGGCGTGGGGTGCCCACCGCTGCTTCTACGGGTAGGCCGGAATGGGGATCGTCGACGACGAGTGCATCATCTGCGGCGCGGCGATCCCCGCTCCCGGTCCGAATAAGATGACCTGCTCGTCGGAATGCTCCGACGAACTGACACGAGTACGGAGGAGGCAACGCTCGATGAGACTCCGCGGGGAGCGTTACCCGGAAGACCCGGACGACCCGCTCTCGGCTCCGCGCCGATGCGTAGTCTGCCGAGCCCGGCTCTCTCTCTACAACCGCGGACGGTACTGCAACCCCTGCTGGTCGGGCTTCTCCCCGGCCGAGCGTCATAGGATCGGAGGGAACGGATGAAGACGCCGGTCATACTCGGGCTCGACGCGCAGATGCCGGGGATCGGCTTTGGCGTGCTCGACGCGCGGAACGGCGAGGCGCTCCTCGCCGGGTGGACCGCGATCGAACGCGACGGCTGGTACGAGACGAACGCTCACGCGGCGCTCTCGAACGCGAGGGTCGTCGAGCGAGGCTGGCGGATCGCGCAGGTCGTCGTCGAGCGAGTCGGCGGGGGGAAGGGGATTCAGTCGATGCTCCGGGTCGCCGACGCCGCGGGGATCGTCGCCGGTATCGCGACCGTCCTCTGGCCGGACGCTCCGCTCTGGCGACCGACGCCGGGCGAATGGAAGAAGGGCTCGGGTCTGAAGGGGAACGCCTCGAAGGACGACGTCCGGGCTCTCGCTCTCGACCTCTACCCGGAGGGAGAGGAGGTCCGGCAGGACGGGCTCGACGCTCTCCTGATGGCCTACGCCGCCTACCGGGCGAACGTCGAGGCGATCTCGTAACTACAACGGCACGGAGGCCGTAGACGATGAAGGAACTGACAGGCAAGTGGCAAGGGTCGGAGATCCTCCGGCCGTATCTCGTCTCGATCGGCGACCTCCGCGATGGTCCCGGAGGCGCGAGCGGCGATCCCGCTCGGATCAAGCAGGCGCTCGTCGAGAGCGGCCAGGTCCGGCCGGTACTCGTCGCGGAGAACGGAGTCGACGTCGTCGCTCGTCAGCACCTGCTGACGGCCGCTCGCGAACTCGGCTGGACACACATCGCCGTCCGGCTGAAGGTCGCCGAGGAACTCGTCGAGTCGGCGGATCAGATGACGTTCCTCGACGCTCCCTCCGACGGCGGAGTCTCGAAGGAACTCGTCGAGGCTCTCGGTGCCAGGAAGGGAGAGGCCGACGACGAGGAGATCGACGAGATCAACGCGGCGTCGAAGGACGCCGATCACGAATGGGTCGGGCTCCCGGAGTTCCTCCCGGCAACGGAGTCCTACAAGGTCGTCATCTCCTGCGAGACGGAGGAGGACCGCGACGCTCTCTTCGACGTCCTCGGGATCGCGACGATCCACAAGGGGACGCGCGGCACGCTCTCCGTCTGGTGGCCCGACCGGGCGAAGAAGGATCTCGCCTCGCTCCGGTTCGTCGTCGACCGCGAGGAGTCGCGATCATGAGCGCTGGGTCATACGTCGAGCATGTTCAGGGCGGAGGAGTTCCCGGAGGTCATCGAGTGATCGGGAAGATCCGGTCCGACGGGTCGAAGTCGCGTCCGTTCATCACGCCGATGAGGGAGTGCAATAGCATCGCGCTGCGGTATACGGACGTCGTCGTCGACATAGGCGCGTACGTCGGAACGTACGCGATCAAGGCGGCTCGGTTTCCGGTGCGCCGAGTTACCGCCTACGAGCCGACGCCGTCGACGTTCGAGATCCTCTCTAGCGTGACGCTTCCGAATCTCGTGCCTGTTCGGGCGGCTATCGTCGGCGACGATCGCTACGAGGTCGATCTATTCGTCTCGTCCGGTATCGGCGTGACGAATAGCACGACCGCGTCTTACCGCAAAGAGACGACGGTTCGGGTTCCGGCTATCTCGTATACCGAAGCGGTCGCCGGAGCGACGATCGTGAAGATCGACGTCGAGGGAGGTGAGTACGAGTATCCGATCGTCCAGCCCGGACTCCGTGCAATCATCCTGGACTTCCATCCGGTTACGGATCGCGACTGGGTGAGCG